AGTAGTCCTTGAAGGTCTATCTGTTCTAACACATAGGATACCAGTACTGAAGACGTTCCTAAAGAATGTTGATGATAGTGGGTATATCAGGGCTGAGATTCAAGGTCTAACTAACACACTAAGGTTTAAACACAAGGTGGTTGTGAACCTACCGTCAGTGGGTAAGCCTTATGGTGAGGAGGTTAGAGGGTGTCTAATAGCTCCAGAGGGTTATGAACTATGTGGCTCTGATATGTCATCCTTAGAGGACAGGACTAAGCAGCATTACATGTGGAAATATGACCCTGAGTATGTAAAGGAGATGCAGACTGATGACTTCGACCCCCATCTAGATTTAGCTGTTGTAGCAGGTTTCTTGACAGAGCAGCAGGCTCAAGCTCATAAGGATGGCACTGAGAGGTTCGGAGCTGAGAGGGCTAAGGCTAAGACAGCTAACTATGCGTGTGTATACGGGGCAGGTGGTGCAACAGTGGCTAGGGGAGCAGATATGACCAAACAAGAGGGTGTCAATCTGGTCGAGAAGTACTGGGAGCGTAACTGGTCTGTTAAGAAGATTGCAGAGGCTCAGAAGACTAAGAGGTGTCTAGACAGCATGTGGCTGTTCAACCCAATCAGTAAATTCTGGTACTCACTAAGGACTGACAAGGATAGGTTCTCAACACTAAACCAAGGTACTGGAGTCTTCTGCTTCGATATGTGGATTCACAACTTCATGAGCAACAGGGCACAGATTACTGGTCAGATGCATGATGAGGTTATACTTACAGTTAAGAAAGGTCACAGGGATGAGGTGACTAAGTTATTAAAGGATGCTATACAGCTAACAAACAAGCAGCTTAAGCTAAACAGAGATTTAGACATTGACGTACAGTTTGGTAACAGCTACGCAGAAATACACTAAAACTATTTATATGAAGATATGGGAGACCGAGTTTTTCGCACTGAACTTTAAGACAGGCGAGTTAGAGGGGTTGGTAGGAGATTTATTCCTTAGTGGCGACACTATGGGAGAGGCTCAGAAGAACCTAAACAAGGCTGACAAGCCACACCTAAGGCTTACAGGCGACTGGTATAATGGTGGAGCAAAGAGGGATGAGGATGACGACGAGCTTAAGAGGTATGATAAGTGGGCTGAGGGCAACAAGTTCGAGCAGGAGCTTGACAAGGAGGTTGACGACGCCCTTGAGGAGCTAAAGAAGGCTTGGAGTGGTAAGAGCGAAGATGATAAAGAGGACACAGAGTTTGAGATACACTGGACATTATCAGGAGCAAGTGCTGGACAGGATAAGGCTGTAGAGGAGTTGGTTAAAGAGATGTCTATTGATGAGTTTATAGACTGGTTGGATGAGCACGACAAGGACTATATATTAAAGCTCTTAAAGACACTAGACAGTATAGGTAACCTTGATGCCTACATTAAAACAATCGAGGGACACTTAACACACAAGTATGGCGGTAGTAAAGAAAACGATGAGGAAGACCTCAAAGAAGAAGACTAAGAGGGGTTATAACAGGCAGACTAATGCTAAGGCGGTCAAGAGTAACGGTAACATCTTCAAGTCTGGTCTAGAGCTAGAGATGAATGATGAGCTAATGGCAGCGGGTATCAAGTTCTCCTACGAGGGTCAGAAGTTTACAATCGATGAGGGGTTCAAGTACGCAGGAATCTCATTCGAGAAGTTTATGAACGGCAAGGGTGATTTTAAGGACAGGGGTAAGAAGACATTTAGAGATGCAATCTACACACCAGACTTCACCAACCCCGTAGCAGAAGACCTGCAGTGGGTCATAGAGACAAAGGGTAGGGCTATGCCAGACTTCTCTAGGACTTGGAGACTGTTCAAGAAGCAGATGAACAGCCTAGAGCAGGAGGTGCTACTCTTTGTGCCTAGGAATAAAAAGGACTGTAAGAAGGTAATTGAAATTTTAATACAAGAAGGATATGGACAAGAATAAAGCCGTTAGTATAAATGGTATAACAAACAGCCTACACGATGGGGTTGATGATATCTACGAGAGCCTTATGGATGGGGAGTTCAAAGAGGTGTCGGTATTGATTGACGCTATGGTAGAGTCTCTAAAACATTTAAAATCAAATCTAATAAAGGATGAAGTTTAAAAATCTAACAGCAGACAACAGGAATCTTATAGCCAAGCTGTACGACCCTACATACAGAGATAACAAGAAGGCTCTTACAAGAGATGAGGTTCAAGACACACTGTCTGAATACTTTAACGTATCTAAGCGTACAATTAGAGAGTGGGCTAACAAGCTAGGGCTCGGTCTAATGGCTTCAAATGTAGTCGACCCTGCTAAGATACTTATATACGATATAGAGACCTCTAGGGTGTCCGCTAAGCTCTTCTGGACGGGTAAGACGTACATTAACTACAAGCAGATTAGGGGTGAGCCTACTATAATATCCGTCTCTTGGAAGTGGCTAGGGGAGGACAAGGTTCACCATCTTAAGTGGGACATGAAGACCCACACCGACGAGCAGCTTATGAAGGACTTCTTAGAGGTGTACAACACAGCTGATATGGTGGTGGGGTACAACAACAAGAACTTCGACGACAGGTGGATAAATGCTAGGGCTATGAAGTATAACCTATTCGTTAATGTACACGTCAAGTCTTTTGACCTTATCAAGCAGTCTAAGAGGCTGTTCAGACTACTGAGCTACTCTATGGCATTCCTAGCAGACTATATAGGGGTTACCCTTAAGCAGTCTCATGAGGGCATCCTGATGTGGGACATGATTGAGGATGGTACACCTGAGCAGCAGGCAGAGTACATCCAGAAGATGATAGACTACAACGTGGGTGACATCATCACAACAGAGGAGATATACCTAAAGATTAGGAAGTACATGGGACACGTTGTACATGTAGGTGCGTTTGAGGGAGGTGAGAAGTATAGCTGCCCGCACTGTGGTGGCACTGATGTATCACTCTTCAAGGCTATCAGAACTGCGTCGGGTACACTGCAGTATATTATGAAGTGTAACGTGGATGACGTTCAGTTTAAGATATCACACAGGGAGTACAACAGGTATCTCCAAGACCTTATAGATAACTTTAATAACCCACAGGATGAGTAAAAATAGAGAATGGCTGTACGAGAGGTGCGGCACTAAGAGGTACGTAGATAGTAGTTCTAAGACCATCTTCATGCCTTACAACATAGACCGTGAAGATTACGCCCAAGTAGTTAAAGATTTAATAGCCGAGGGTTGGGTAGTTAGAGTAGAGGAGTAATAAACTAATATAAATTTAATAGAATATGAGAGTACTAAAGAAACTAAAAGAGGATAGGTTACTGTTCTTCGACATCGAGACTGCGTCAGTAGTCCCTAAGCTAAAGCTAGACACACCATTATTTGATAGCTGGGCTTACAAGGTAAATAAGAGTGGTGAGATGACCAACGATGAGATTATAGAGTCGTACTCTATTAAGTCTGGTCTGTATCCAGAGTTTGCTAAGGTCATATCCATTGTGGTGGGTAAGATTGTCAAGGGTAAGATACACCTAATAACTCTAGACCATGATAGTGAGAAGGAGTTACTGCACGGGTTCAATGATATACTGGAGAGGAATCTTAAGTGTAACCTAGTGGGCTTTGTAAACCACAGCTTCGATACACCATTCATCTACAAGCGTATGGTCATCAACAAGATTACACCTCACGACAAGGTAGACTCCTCAGGATTAAAGCCTTGGGATATAGTAGACACCGACCTAGCATTAGAGTGGAAGGGTAATAGCTTTGAGAGGGCGTCACTCCTTAACGTAGCTACAGCTTTTGGTCTACCATCCCCAAAGGATGATGTGGCAGGTGCTGAAGTAGGTAGAGTATACTGGGCTCAAGGTAAAAAGGGTCTAGCTAGAATATCTGAGTACTGCAGGAAGGATGTGGTTACCACTATAAACGTATTCAAGTGTATGAGGATAGAAGAGCCTCTAGAGGTTGCAGAGCCTACGGTTAAGGAAGAGGTTGTAGAGGACACACTGTTCACAAGGCTGCTTAACGGTGGTAAGTATGGTGCATCTGAGAAGAAGGAGCTTAAGGCTCTGCTGGATGGTATGGATAAGGATGAGAAGGACAAAGCTATAGTAGTCCTTACAGCTATGACATCCACAGCTAAGAACAAGAAGACTAAGATTACTAAGGCACACCTAAAGGCATTAATATAATGAGTAAGAAACAATTGATACTACCAAGGACTGACGAGAACGGAGACTACTACATCTCCTACTCGCAGTTGAGTAAGTGGAAACGTAGTAAGCGTGACTACATGAGGAACTACTTCTTCGGTGAGAAGGATGACAACGCAGCACTGCAGCTCTACGGAGACTTCGGTACTAAGGTTGGTGAGTCTTATGAGAACAACGACTTCTCAGTGTGGGAGGATGATGAGGCAGAGTTCCTTCAGACCCTACCAAGCCTAGATGAGTTTGAGAGGGTGATACGGCTTAAGATGGACGGGTTCTATGTGCTAGGTTATATAGATACTAATACTGCACCTGATATGTATATGGTGCACGATATACCATTTTCGTACGTTAAGGAGCTAGCAGACTACAAGACTGGTGATATCGAGAAGAGGTCTCCAGAGTATGAATCAGAGGACTACTGGCAGGTAGACATCTACGCAGCAGCTTTAGCCCAAGAGTACGGGCACTACCCAGAGAAGGGCTCTGTGGTGCTTATAGGACGCTCTGGTAACGCCTTTGCAGGTGAGGATTTAAACCTTACACTTGAGGCAGCAGTTATTGATAGACCGATATCAGAGGAGAGGTGTGACGTTGTACTGGCACAGGTTCAAGAGGTGGCTGAGGAGATTTCAGCGTACTACACAGCGTACTTAAAACTAATAGGATTAATATGAGCAGAACAAAGAGGATTAAACCAGACTCACCATCGAAGCAGCTAAGGAATGTATTCTTCGCACTATTTGATAAGGACAGCGAGGACTTCGACACCTTCGATGAGTACTACGACAGTAAGATGCATAAGCTGATTAAGCACTACAAGAAACTAATCTAGCTATGAAATTTAAGGCACGTATATTATTTGTATCTTTGTATAAGAGAGTCATCTTCGTGTTTTAAGTTTATTAAAATAAGTACCTCCTAAGAGATTAGGGGGTATTTTTATCACCTAAATATAATAACATGAGAGGAAGTTTAATAATAACAATAGGAATAAGCGGCTCTGGTAAATCTACTTGGGCTCACGAGAAGTGGATTAAGAACCCCAACCTTTACACCATAGTTAACAGGGACAAGATAAGAGAGCTCCTGTTTGGCTACACAGAGACCTCTGTAGATAAATACTACACCAGACTAGACCTTAAAACCTTAGAGGAGCAGGTCACACAGTATGAGGAGACGCTAATCAGTGAGGGGCTCGATATGGGTAAGAAGGTCATCATAGACGCTACTAACTTGACACACAGGTACTTAAAGAATTATAGGTACTGGAACGTACCCTCTGAGGTTGTCGTATTTGAAATTGAACTGGACAAAGCACTGGATAGAGATATCTCACGCAGTAGGATGGTGGGTGAGGTAGTAATTACTAAGCAGTACAACAGGTTTGTTACACTTATGCAGCAGTTGTCTAAAGAACCTATAGACTTTACACCTGTAGAGCTTATACAGAACGTAGATAACGATAGGTGCTTCATATCAGAGAGTCCTGTCAGTATAGCGTATAACGGCATCCTTACATACGATGATTTGTACACTAAATCTAAAGGAGACTGTAGACCCGACTGGGTTGTTAAGGAGCAGGTCTGGAGAAGGGTCGCTGAGGACAGCTACATAGTAGGAGTATTCGATGATAGTGTAAGGGTGATTAGGAGAGCCAAGGCATTAGGTCTTGCAACATTCAATACATTTTAACATAAAGATATTATTTGTATCTTTGCATATAACTTAAAACATAAACGATATGGTAAACTTTTTATTAGGATTAGCAGTTGGTGGAGTAGTAGCAATCTTTGTCTACAGAAACAACCAAGCAGTAATAGGTAAATACGCAGACAAGATTGATGAGCTGCATAAGCAACTAAAGGACAAGAAATAACATGCCAGTAGGAAAGAACAAAGGAGGGAAGCACAAGGTGACAGACCCTAGAAAGAAGATTGACAGCACAGCTAACAAGGATAAGAGAGGTCAGCAGTTGTCAGACAGACAAGCCAAGCTAGTAGCTAGCGGTAAGAAGACCTACGAGCAGGGCAGAGCTACAGACTCTGTAGCGGACGCTAAGGTTCGTAAGATTAAGACCGTCAGTAAGAAGGTTAGAGGAAGCTCTCAAAGTCTAGCAGGAAAGACCAAGGGTACAAAGGCTAACTTCAGACTAAACGACCAAGGTAATCTGGAAGCGTACTAGGTATAGCCAACTTAATTAAAACCCCTAGCATTTACTTGTTAGGGGTTTTTTATACTAATATTTTAAATAGTTTAATATGATACAGAAGATTTTAAGCATAATGAAGTGGGTAGTAGTAATGACACTACCGCTGATAGCACTACTAACAGCACCTATACTATATCCAATAGCGTACATGCTAAGGAACTATAAGAGCCGCCCTGACACAGAGGACGATGATATGCTGTTCGATAGCAACGGTGACGCCCTGTTTAATGATGAGGGTGGGGTACTGTTCGATGAAGACGGTGGGTGGCTTGTTTGGGCTGATAAGAAGCCACTGTGGTGGTGGTTCGACGATGAAGACGGTCTGTACGGTGCAGAGTACTGGAAGGTAGCTAAGGGTATAACAAGGGACAACTTCTGGACAAGCTATAGATGGCTAGCCCTTCGTAACCCAATGTGGAACATGCACACTGAGCTCGTGCCCATAGAGGGTGAAGAGGTTCACGTATCAGAGTCTGGTAGCCTTACTAGGGATGGTAAGCCTATAGCCCTATCAAATGTAGCTGTGATGATGTATGTGGATAGGGATGGTAAGTGGAGTCACAACACAGGCGAGTATCTGTCACTAAAGTACTCAGCTATAGGTACAGTGTTCCTGTGGTTTAAGATAAAGAATAAGCTGTACTGGAGGTACTCAACAGTTAGAAAGCTGGTGGGTAGGCTCTACCTAGAGTTACAACTAGGTGTCGGTTATAGGTACACCTTTAGGTTTAAGCTAAAGACAGTTAAGACGTACGAGGACTTTGTAAAAGGTTCTATATAAAAAGAAACCCCCTTCCTTAATTGGTTGGGGGTTTTTTAGTTTAATTAATCTTCTTCTTCTCTGTATTCTTCTGAGCGTCCTTACGCATCTTTCTAAGTAGCCTTCTGGAGTCTGCCTCACCTAGACCAAACAGTGATATAAACTCTGCAGCGAATGCAAACTTTAACATCAGCTGCTGGTTCTCAGTAAAGTTATACTCAAATAAGTTACCCCAATCATCTCTTCTAGTATTATCCATCATAAGCTCGTAGGCGTCTAAGGTCTCACTAAACTGGGAGTAAGGTATGCTGTACAGACCACCACCACCTAGTAGTGAAGCTCCGAAGCCTTTACCACGCTCTTCCTTGTCCTTGTATCTGTAGAACATCTGACCACCACCTTCATCACGTAGGCGTTTAATGTAGTCTACATAAGCCTCCCCATCTTTAGCCTCAGCAAAGTACTGCATAAGGTTTAAGGTCTCTATAACCATATCCTCTGCAAACGACCCAATAGCTAGCGGGTTTAAATCCTTAGACAGTGCTGAATACCACTGCTTAAACTTAAACTCTTTACTCTTGTGTTCTGCATCCCACTCCTCCTCTTCTGGTTCATCTAATCCAAATAGAGACATTAAAGCAACCTTACCTAAACCTATAATTGGAGCAAGTACGTAGTACTTCATGGTCTGAAATGTTATCATCTCAGCTGCTGTACCTAGTAGAGAAGCTCCTGCATCCCTTCTATCTACAGCATCAGCCTTCTTGTCTGCAATGATTCTAATGTCCGTAAGCATCCTCATCTTAGAGTTTATATTGAAGGACTGGTACGGTAGGAATATACCCCTTAGGATAGCTCTACTGGTCTCCTTAGACTGGTAGAACTCTGACCCTCTTGACTCATCAGAGGAAATCTGAGTCTCCTCAACCTTAAGCTCAGCGTAAGCTATAGCCTCCTGTCTAATGCCCTCATCCATTCTCTCATGCTCTGTAGCCATATCTACATCAGTGATGTTGTTATCCTTCAAGTACTTCTGGTAGAACGCTATCCAAGAAGACTTGGCTACGTTTACATCACCCTTCCTTAATGAATAGAACAGCACCTCTCTAACCTTCTCTGCAGCTAGACCAGTCTCCTGTACAACCCTACCAACCACAGCCTTTGTAGCCTTCTTCTCAGCCTCAGATATTCTAGTACCACCTGTTATAGTACCAGCCTGAGTCTCACCCCTTAGGCTTACAGACACCATATCTAGTAGCGGTATCTTAGACTTATCTGTGAACATAGCCTTGAACATAAGACCACTATCAGTCCCTAGGTGAGCCATAGCATTAAACGCTACAGATATATACTGCTTAGGATACTGGGTAACAGAACCTAGACCAATAGTTGTAGCTATAGTCTTCCAAATTCTCTCGACCTTGTTAACCGCCTTAATAGTCTCATCCTTATTTACGTCCATACTAGCTATACCTAGCTGAACCTTTCTCATCTCTGTAAGCTTCTTCTGGAATACCCCTATAGTCTCTGTGCCAAACATCTTAGCCATGTTAGGTGAGTGGAAGAAGTTATACACATCCTTATAGGCTGCAGAGGTCTCTATATCAATAGACACACCAGCTGCCTTGTTAAACATCACCGAGTCAAAGTCTAAATCTAACACCCTGTTAGGTGGTAGCTTCTTAGTCTTAGTCCTAGATATAGTTGTAACAGATGGGTTTGTAGCAGGTAGTCCATTTCTATCAAAGAACGCTTGGTTGTCTACATCCTCAGTAGCTGTACCGTCAGCCTTTAGCTTTATAGGTAGGTAGTTACCAACAACCTCCTCGAATGACTTACCGTGCACCACCTCTGTGTTGTACTTTAACGGCTCCTTGTTGGACTCAAAGTGGTTCATCCAGAACTCTACAAGCTCCCAGTTACCGTCCTTTAATCCCTTGGCGTACTCTATAACCTCCTCCTGAGATTTTAATCCCTTAAGAGCCTCATACTGCTCCTCTAGCACCTCTAATCCTAACCTAGTGGACTGCTTCTGTGCACCATTCTTTATCTTATTTATGTGGTCTTTAACCCTAGACGTGTTGATGTCGAAGTCTTCTGATGTTGTACCCTGTATAAGCTGTGCAACTAGACCTCTGAACATAGTGCTCTCTGGTTTGTTTAACCCCTTATGGTTCTTAAGGAGCTTAGCGAATAGCTCATCGTATGACTTAGCTAGTGCGTTCATAGCCTTCTTGTGCTTAGTGTACGCTATACCTAGGTTAGTAAGACCAGATATCTTGTCAAATAAAGCAGCTGCTCTAGTACTCTGGAACACTGATTTGAATACAAGTGCTAGAGACTTTAAGTCTGTTATAACGCTCTTATCAATCATCTTAGTGTTACCCTTGTTGTATACCTCAGTAGCTTTCTCAGATGCTTTATAGCTTCTAATCTTAGACACTAGGTTACCTGACGATGCGAATGTCTGGTTAGTAACTATGTTATCAACTATCTTTATAAGGTCTCTTATGTCTGTAGATGTTAGTAGCTCTAGATTAGCCTCCTTAAGCGTTCTAACATCCTTTTTCTCCTGCTCTGTTAGTGTATCACCATCGACATCGTTTAAAGCTATCCTAGCATACTCTGCCTGCTTCTCAAGGGCTATCCTAGCCTCTCTAGCCTTCTCCTTCTTTAGTGTACCTAAGTACTCGTCAACGTCTACAGAGTTAACAAGCTCTACTAACTGAGAGTTAGTCAATCCTGTCCCGTCAAGACCTAGCTTAGTAGCCAGCTCCTTTAACCTAGTAGCCTCAGCCTTCTGGTTTAAGACCTCTAGGGCTTTAAGCATATCAGCCTCGTTAGCCATCCTGTAGGTCTTACTTGTAGCAAGCTTGAACGAAGCCTGTATCTCTGTCAGCAAGTCGGAGTACTTAACCCTCTCTGCTGGTGTTAGGTACACCTCGTTTACCTTGACAGCCTCCTTAGCAAGCTCTCTCATGTTAACTGGGTTCTTAGGTGACTTAGCTCCCTTTCTTAGTCTAGTCTTAACCTGCTTTATAGCTCTTCTTACACCCTTGTTCTCTATCTCCGCTATAACCTTATCTACCAGCTCAGATACCTTGTCGTAGTTCTTAAAGTTAAGCTGGTTTACTGCAGCTAATACCTTCCTAGCCTCAGTAAGTGTCATAATCTTACTCTTGGTAAGGGACTTTAGCTCTATAGATATCTCCTTGATGAATGATGCCTTTAAGTCCTGTAGACCCTTAGCACCCATCTTAGCTCCCCTTACTAGAGTCTTAATCTGCTCCTTAAGTAGCTTAGCCTTAGTCATAGTAACCTCAGCAGATGTATCAGTCTGACCTGTAACATCCTTAACCGTGTCTCTAAACTTCTTACCCGCCTTAGTAGGCTGTGAACCCTTTCTAAGTGCAAGCTCCTTGTCAGCTAGTATGTTGGATATACCCTTCTTGTTTAAGGCGTCCTTCTGCTTAACTGTTAGACCTCTGTACCACTTAGTGCTCTTAACGTGCTCTATACCTACAGCGTCTACATCAGCCTTTAGGTTGGACTTCTTGTTGTCCCTTACAGCCTTAGCTGCACCCTTAACTATAGCGGTAGGTATTATTGTAGCTAGTGCTGTCTCTATCTGTTCCTTAGAGAAACCACGCTTTAGTAACGCATCCTTTATAACAGTGTCTTCGTAGCCCTTGTCTCTTGAGAACTCTACCACCTCCTCTACGGATTTAGCTGGACTTCCTTCTATCTCCTTCTGTAGCTTCTCAATCCTCTTAATATTAGCCTCCCTTTCAAGCCTCTTAGCCTCTCTCTTAGCCTCTACTGCATCTCTGAACGCCTTGTTGCCAGAACGTACATTAGCGGCAGGCTTACTCTTAAAGTAACCTATACCTACCTTTTGACTCTTCTCTTTTCTTTCCCCTATCTGCTCTCTTTCTTTTGCTTCACGAACTTCAGAAAATGGTTTATAGCCTTGCTCTCTCCAGCTCTCGACCCTTTGGTAGAGGTTCTTTTCTTTGATGTGTTTTTCAATGTATTGTTCATAACTATCTGGTTTTCCTCCTGTTCTTAATATATTTAAAGCCCATAAAGAAGCTTGTACTTCTCTTGGCTGCATTCCTAATTCTTTAGCTAAGGTATTTACAAACTCTTTAGCCTTAGCAAACTCCTTCTTATTAGCTGGGTTAACCTGCTTTTTATTAGAGTCCTTCCATTTTATTATAGAGTATACGTGCATATCAACAGCGACAGCATTAGGGTCTCCTAATAAAGCCTTAAAGAAGTTGTACATCTTATCCGACTTAATACCCTTACCCTCTAAGAAGTCTGTTACAAAGTTATAGTACTCAGCTAGCCCAGAAGGACGTTCACCTTTATATATCTTTTCAACATTATTTATAGCCATAGTCACAGTACCTGCACTACCATTACCCATAGATGCTAGGGGTAGGATAGATAAGACATCCGAACCATACTCTCCAAATACTTTATTTACGTAACCAGATAAACCATCATACCAATCAGCCCAATCTAACACCTCATTAACCATCTCCTTTGCCTCAGGTATAGTTAATGGTACATTATCCCTGTCGAAGAGGCTGACTAACTTTTCTGATGCCTTGTCAGTTCTTTGACTCATCTCTCTTCTTATAGGTTTATCTGCTACTATAGGTGCTGAGTATGAAGACAACCCGTGAGTTCTACCGTGGTTTGTTCTTATATACTTCTCTGTGTACTCTCCTAACTTATCCTCAAGCTCCTGCTTTAGAGACTTCTTATCACCGTCAGCCTTAGTAAACTCAGGGAATATATCAACTAAGTTATAACCCTCAACTAAGTGAAGCACCTCTATCTTCTCAGAGGACTCAACAGCGAATGGATACGACTTGTGGTATCTAGGGTCTGTCTTAGCTATCTTAACAGTCCTTAGTGTACCCTTTGTTCTGTACACAACGTTAACCTCATATATCTCAGAGTCCTTAACTAAAGGCTCTGCCAATGAACCAGCCAGTTTAGTAAACGTACCAACTGTGCTGTATTTAGGCTTCTGAGACTTAGCATCCCCTATTATACTCTGTAGAAGGTTTCTTCTCTTAACAAATGTAAACTTAGGTGTGAATATGTAATCTAAAAGAGCGTCTAGTGTCTCATTAATATTAGTTTTACCCTCTATAGCATTAAGAGCTCCCTCCTGTAGTTTTAATAAGGACTTGTTACCAAAAGCCTTCTCTATGGATGCTGTTAGAGATGCTAAGTCTATCTCACCATTTTTAGAAGCCTCCTTTAATGTCTCAATGGCTACAACAGTCATATCCTTATTAGACATGTGTGATACGTTGGACATTATAGCTGGCATTAGGTAATTAAAGCCATCCTTACTCTTCTTTATCTTATTAGTTATCTTATCAGCACTGGTCTTATTACTGGCAGCCCATAGCAGCCCTGTTGCCTCAGGGTAACCTACACCACCGTATAGAAGAAACTTACCAAGCCTACCTGCAACCAGTTTATCTGATAGTGTTGATGAGGCTACCTGACCTGCTATGTCTCTTAGATTAAACCTCTTCTTTACTATAATATTCTTATGGGTAGGTAGCCTCTCTAACTCTAGGTTATCTATAAACTTACTCTCCTTACCCTTTCTTTCTATACCACTAGGTATCTCACCAGTTATAACAGCTCCGTCGCTTAATATTGCTACATCAGCTTCAGTGATAACCTCACCCTTAGCTGTCTTACCTGCTATTGTGTTTAGTAGGTCTATAATCTCAGAGTCTGTAAACTCCTTCAACCCTATCTTCTTAGCTATAGTATCTAACCACTGCTTAACAATACCCTGTGCCTTGTTACTAAGCTTGGTGTAGTTGTCTGCCAACATACCACCCAACTCTGCAGCGAACTCCTCACTCATTACCTCTGGCTTATCAGCGTACAGGTTTATAAAGTTATCTAACTCAACCTTTACATCACCATCTACATTCTTAGCTAACACGCCCAAGAACTTGTCTGTAAGCCTCTCTAAGGCTTTATCTGACTTTATCATAGTACCAAGTACAGCGTGAACTGTTTCGTGTGCTACAGTCCTCCCAGTGGCGTAGTCAAGGTTTATACTTATAGTACCACCCTTACCTTTATTTGGACTCCACTTCCCTGCTGTGTTCTTATCACCAGTGGCTGCCTCAAACTCAGCGGTTGTGTTGTATATCTTAATTTTAACGTTAGGGGCTATCCTACTTAAAGACTTCTTAGCTCTGTCAGCTAGTACCTTTACATTTGCACGTCTAGATTCTTTAGCCTTTGCAGACTCAACCTCAGGTGTACCCATGAATGCGTCTAAGTCAGCGTCTATATCTTTAGCAGCTCCCTTGGTAATATTGTCTACAGATGTTTGAGACCCCTTCTTGAAGCTCTCAGCATTACTTAATGCCTCATACCAAGCATCAGGGCTCATTCTCTTACCCTCCCCTACCTTAGCTTTGTAATTAGGGTCGTATACAAATATAACATTATCTGGCTTCTCTTTAAGCTTAGTCTTCTCCCAACCCTTAGGTGCTAAGTTTTCATCAAAGTCAAACCTAGCTATAGGTCTAAATCCTAAATCAATATATGTTTGTTCTAAATCTGTACCCTTACCTGACTCAGTATTTATTCCAAAGGCATCAAAGTGATTACCACCCGCTTTAATCCTAGCCTCTTGTAGTACCTTTGCTGCCTTAGAGCGGTTAACGTTAGGGTCTTTAAATAGACCGCCCATATAACCCGTATTAGTAACGTACGCACCAGATTTACCATCCGATGTCATGAATAGCTTACCACCATCATCAATTATCTCCTGAGCCATCTTCTCAGTCATTATCTCAACCTGTAGGTCGTCTCCCTTTTTATTAGCCTTTCTATTAGCCATTGCTGTACCCTGTGCCTCTGAAAACTGCTTAGCATCTGTAGTCTCTGACACCTCCTCAGCCTTATATGGTACAAGGTCTTCTCTTTTTCTGTCCGCTACAAGCTTATCATACTTAGCGTTGATTTGCTCACCTACAGTCTGCTTACTATCTACACCGTAGGTCTCATCAAGTTTATCCTTCTGTGCCTCTAGCTCAGCAGTTCTGTCAACCTCTATCTGCTCTACAGTCTTGGTAGGCTTAGTGTCCTTCTTAACCTCTGGTTTAGCTGTAGGCTCTTTACCTGCCTTCTTAGCGGCTTCTTCTTTCCTTTTAGCAATATCTGCCTCAGCCTTAGCTACACCCTCTTCAGTCTTCTTATTTAAAGGGTTTATCTTAGCGTCAATAGCGTCAATCTTCTCCTTATACTGTGCGTGGAATGCTGGGTCTAAGGACTTCATCTCTGTAACCAAGTTAGCCTTCTCCATTAAAAGGTCTATCTGTTCACCAGTAACATTTGCAGGAGCTAGTTTAATAGCCTTGTTCATGTTGTTAGCCCACTCGATAGTCTTAGTAAACCCCTCTGCAGCCTCTGGGGTCAATGCACCCTCCTTAGCTTTTAAAAGGTTATCAACTACACCATTAATATCCTTAGATATGGCTTTGTATATATTAATATCATCAGCCTTAATGTTATTTCTCATTGAGATAGTACCCATAATACCAGACATACCTGTAGTAACTATACCTAACTCTAATTGATTTCTAATATCCCAGAACTCGGAGTTTTCATGCTCTGCAACAAGCATAAACTTAGTAAGGTCTTGTACGGCTAGTACAATATCCTCCTCAATAAACTCGTTCTTAACATTCTTACTCATCCTTTTTACAGACTCAGTAATTAGTTTTCTATTAGTAGCACTTTTTAGGTCTCCTTGAAATTGTTTCAATATTGCAGTACCACCAGTAGTCTCAAAGAACTTGGTGTCACGCATTATAGGCTCTGTAATACCCTCTATCATAGATAAGGTATTAGTGTAAGCTGCTGCGGATAGACCGTCTAATCCCAACCTCTTAGCCTCTCTATAGTTGTCTGATAAAGTCAAACCATAAGCCGACTCCATTAATTTTAAATCATTAGTAAACTTAACACTCTTTGTAGGGTTTATGAACTGACCCAACTGTCTCTCTATGTTTCCAGCACCACCTCTCCTAGCCATAAGAGCTATACCAACTGTAAAACCTGCACTTCTAGATACAGTATTTAATACTGATAAAGGAGTGACCCTTAGTGAGCCATCCTCTTTCCTTAAACTAAACCTCTCATCCTTAGTGTTTGGTAAGAACGCTTGGTCTGTGAACTGTCCCACAACATCTCCAAAGGCGTCGTAGCTGCTGTAGTGGTCGTCAGACATAAATATATCACCTACAGACGCAAACGCAGAACCCCAACCTGCAGTCCCTTTAAGTGCTAACTTAGCACCTTCATCAAAGAATGTAAGGAATGGTGTAGCAACATCTCCTAAGAACCCCTTCTTAACTACAGACTCATTAAAGTTATCTCTAGCGTCGGTCTTTTTAAACTGATTGTTAAGTATGTCACCTGCCACATCATACCCAATCTGACCTAGAAACCCATTATACTCCTCTGTATTTTCTTTTATCTTATTAACCTTCTCAGTGTCTTCTAAGTCACTAGAAATTATATCCCTCTCCCTTTGCTTAAACTTTTCTGTGGTTCTGTTAATAACCTTACCCTTAGCTTGCCCTATTATAGCCTCCTTCTCGTCAAGGGATGTAAAACCCCTAGCCATCTTCTCCTTTTGATTCTCTGTAAGACTTAGTAGTATTTCCTCAGAAACCTCCTCAGAAAGCTTTATAGTCTGCTCAGACTTATCAGAGTAACCAAAGTACCTAGCAGCGTTAGTAAAGAGGTCTTTAGTTCCAAAGGAAGAGTTAGTGTCTTCCTTAATCTTATCTAAAACAGCGTTCTCTAACGTCTTAGAATCCTTTAGCTTAGACTTCTGCTTAAGTATGTCTTGGTAGTTACCCTCCCCTGTAAGAATCTCTTCATAAGAAAGGTCGCTACTCTTTGCAGCCTCCATAGCCTCTTGCTCCAGCTCAAACTGTTTTTCTTCTAATCCTTTTATTGCTATATCAGCCTTTCTGCTCTCAGACTGCTTAGGTGCGTCTATCCTCTCTATAGTTGCGTTGACCTCATCTAACTTAGACTGTATATCAGTGTTGTTAGCCATTATAGGTCTCGACGCTATCTCTGCCTCTAACTCTTTCTTACGCTTATATAACTCAGGGTTGTTAATCTCTTTTATAAAACCTGAGTGTGCCTTTGACCAGTGCTCTAACTTTTTAGCTGGTTTATTACTTGCTGTAATATGCTTAACCTTGTTAGTAGCTTCAACCTCACGGTTAATATCCTCCTCATTTATCTCATACTCAGTTACACCAGCTTCTTCATACCTCTTTTGTATTCTCCTAGCTGCCTCGTCCTTAGCTTTTAAACCCTCATCTACACTGGAATCCAATGAAGAGTCTGTACCTGCCGAAGGAGATGTTGAGTCCCCACTCGCTTCGGCTACTACTTCCTTTGGTACTTCGGGTGCTGCCTCTACTTGGTCAGCCTTGTCTGCATTATAATTCTTTATAACTAAAGCGATGTTCTCTTCCGATTCACCTGCTTCAACCATTCTTTGTATAATTACTTCTAAATCTTCCATTTAATTTTATTTAGCTTCTGAGTATTTATTAATAAGGGCTTGTGCTTTTGCTTTAGCCTCCTCTGGAGTAAGCTTCTCTGGAGTAGGCTTATCTGGAGTAGGCTTATCTGGAGTAGGCTTCTCACCTTTATCAGCTGCCACCTCTTCTTCTGTAACATTATCTGAGAACTTATCGTCATAGTTAAATCCGAAGCCTTCTACTATCTTAGCAAACTGTGCAGCCATCTTGTGTGTGTCACTTACGTTTATAGTTACCTCACTAGTCTCGTCTGTAGTACCAACGTTTAAAGCCTCACCTGCTTTACTATCCCACTTATCCCACCAGTTCCAAAAGTCGTCGTTGACATTTATAGAGTACCCAGAGTCATCTAATATCTTCTGTGCGTCTTCTTCAGAGTCAACCTCTCTTAGCTTGTATGCTAGGTCGTAGTACATCTTACTCTTCTCAGCTCTAACTACCTCCTTAGTTCCCTTCTTATTCTTAGCCGCTAGGTTTTTAGCTACAGCTTCGTCAGTTAATCTTTTATTGGTCTTAGTAAACCTATCATCAACTGCTTCTGCTAATACACCAGCTGCTTTCACTCTAGCTGCTGCAAGTTTTCTAGCCGCCTCTTCTTTCTCCTCCTGTGTAGTAGGGGTAACCTTTCTAGTAACCTCCTTACCGTAAGCACCTTTGACCGCTGTGTTAATGTAGTTTGTAATCTTATCCTTATCTGCGGTATTAAAGCCCTTAAGCTTCTCCTCACCAGTGGCGTAGTAGTACCACTTATACATCTCTCTATCGCTACCTAAAGTACCCTCAATAAAGTCATTAAGCGACTTCTCCTGCTCAGCCCCAAACTCTTGTTTTGTGTCTATAAACTGTCCATTTATTTCATCCCACTTGTTCTTACCCATAGCGGTTAGAACCTTATTAAGCTCACCAGTCTGACCGTGTACCTCATTAAAGTCATAAGGCTTATCTAGACCCTTCTTAATCTCAGATAAAGATTTATCCTCATACTTTACCTCACCATTCTCATCCTTTAGTATCTCTCCAGAGGTCTCATCCCTAACCATAACTCTAACCCTCCACTGGTCATTGTCATCTAGGTAAGGCACAGCCTCGTTCCTAGATAAGCCGTTCATGAAGCTTCTGTAAGCACCCTCTTTAATCTTACCATTAGCATACGCCTCAGCGTATCCATCAAACATCGCCTTAACAATAGCTGAGTCAGCCGATAGGTTCTTAAAGGAGGTCTGTATACTCCTACCCTTAGCCTTCATTATATCGGCTTTATTTGGGTCTGTAGCCCTTAGCTCCCTAGCCTGTCTAAAATAGCTCTCAGCCCTCTGTATACCCTTCTCTGCCGCTAGTTTGAACATGTCATCCCTACCAGTGTTACCTGTAGCCTCTAATTCAAAGTTTGAGAAGTCTGTCTGGGTGTCTAATCTCCAAGTCTCATCCCTAGCCTCTTTTCTAGCACTCGCTTCAGCTTTTAACTGCTTCTGCTGCATACCCTGCTGATTCAAACGGTCAGCTGCCTTATTTATCTGTGGTGCTACGTAATTACCAACCCTCTGTAGTTGACTGTATGCTCCTGCTCCTGCTTTAGCCATAGTTATTATTTATTATTTATTCTTGACCTGCTAAGCCTTTTGATTGAAGAGTACTTACTGGTTGAGCTACCTGCCTTACAGCACTACCTCCACCGCCTATCTTACCTAGCATTCCTTCACCACCCATTCCACCTGTCATAGCTGACATAGCAAAACTATCTACAGCACCTGCTGCCGCAACTAGGTCACCCATACCCTGAGCCTTCATATCCATACCCACATCTAACTGCTTACCGTAACCTGCTAGCTCTTCTTGTTGTCGTCTCTCCTGTATAGCTGCGTTATTAACATCCTGCCCTGCAGCCTTCATCTGTATATCCTTAGTAGCCTTATCTACATCAGCGGCTATACCTTGGTTTACTTTATTAGCAGACGCTTGTACCTGCCCCATTCCACCAACTACACCTCTAACACCTGCACTACGCAGAGCGTTAACCGCTGTAGCAGTTCCTCTGGCAGACTCCTCCCTCTGTATATCTGCTCCTACCTGACTAGCTGTAAGCTCTTTGTAGGGGTTGGTGATATCATCCCACTGAAAGTCATCAATACCCTGCTGCCCTGCTCTCATCATAGCCTTACCTTCCTTAATTTTACCGAAGCCACTTATTGCTCCACCTACTGCTGCTGCCATATTATTATAGTTTTTTAATGTAAAAGTTTGTATTAGACTCTATATTTATAAAGCCACTGTTCTCTAAAGGTTTCATTAGAGCGTTTATTTTAGCGTGTGATACCATGCTTACGAAGCCCTGTGACTTCATTACTGTAGCTATGATAGTGTATAGATACTCCAGACCGCCTACCTTAAGCCTACCATCTGCAAGCGGGTTAGATGTTATCCACCCTACCCAGCATATATCCGTGTCTGTAACTATTATAGCTATGCTGTACAGGTCAACCTCATCCTCACCTACCGTAGTGGATACAGTAAAGATTCTGTTAGGCGTTGAGCTGTAGGGTATATCATTACCCTCAAAGGCTTCGTGCTTATCCCACCAAGACTGTAACCTCTTGTAGCATACTGACTTATCCTCTAGTCTCCAATTAAACTCCATGTTGTATATAAATTAGTAATGCAAAGATAGCAAAATAAACAATGCATTGTAAAAGAATTAACTGTAGCTCTTCATCACCTCAGCGTTGACTGCGAATAGCTCCACCTTCTCAGTAGAGCTGTTAGTCAAGTCCATCCTTAGGGTATACCCCCTTAGATTTCCTCCCTCTATCCTAGAGTCCTTAGCACCTAGTATATACTCACCCACCGCTAGGTCTCCTACAGCATCTAGTGTTATAGTGTTACCTACTATAGCTGTAACCTTACCTATAACTAACAGGTCTGAACCTATTATGATTTGGTCACCTACAGTTAAAGATATAGAGCCTCCGTTAAATGTAACGTCTAACCCTACTACTGCGTCAACTATCCCTATACCATAGGTAGCCTTAGAGTCGAATGCTACATCAGACTCATTCCTTCTAGCGTAGGCAAACCATATGCCCTCCTTCTTAACAAACTCTACAGTGTGTATAGAACTCTCCATGTAGTCGTCAGAGTTAGATATGTAAGCCTTTATTAAAGTCTCCCACGTATCGTTACCCTCTAGGCTTATAGCCTGTAGTTCCTTTATCTCAGACGGGTGGTCATTAACCATTACCCCTATCTTAGACGGTGAGAACTTTCCGTAGTATGTATTCCTATCCACACTATCTGAGTGGTGTTGGTATAGCTCCCCATCCTTAAATGAGAAGAACTTGTTATTCATCCCTAACATATCCTCTGGGAAGTAGGAGTGGAAAGATGTCCACCCCTTAGCCTTCTCATCAAACGTTAGTGTCTTAACCGCACTTGAGTTAACAACATACTGGTCTAGGTAGGGGTCATATGCCCCTATCTTCTTAATATCTATAGCGTCCTTAAACTCATCCTTAAAGAATGTCCTCATACCCGCCATAGAAATCTCAGTGATGCCCTGTGCTCCTAGCCTACACACACAGCCCCTCTTGGAGTCTATGAAGTAAACGTTAGCGGAGTCAAAGGCAAAGCTCTCTGGGTTTCTACTTATACCGTACTCACCAGTGTACATTACCTGCTGTCCTAATACGTCCTCTATGGTTGATACGTTTGATGTACCATCCGCATTGGTTATTATATTCTTACCGAAGAGTACCTTAGAAACCTTATCCTCCTGCATAACAAGTAGGTTAGTATCCCTAGCGTATAGCTTCTGTATGAAGCCGTACTTCTTCTCTATATCCTCTTTGTAGTTAGCCTTAGCTAAATTAAAGACTCCTAAGCCGTTTAAATTAGTATTCTCATTGTAGGGTTCACTGTATGTTATATCAGCGTACCTACGTACCTCTCTGTACCTCTCCTCGCTTGTTGTTGTAGGTCTAAGGTCTATATCTAAGTAGGTAGCTCTTAATTGGTTTCCGTCGTCATCTGTACCCACGTTTAATGCGTCTAAGTATCTGTATGACTCAGCACCATTACCCTGTACGTAGCAGTTAAAGAAGTCGGACTCTATTATAGCTGTACCTTCTGTAAGACTCTGACTCTGTGTAGTGCCCTGATGTAGGTTACCTTGATGGTATGTACCATCTACTATGTCATAAGTCTCAGCTGTCTCGTAGTAAAGCTCTGTACCCTTATCCTCTGGTATGGTCTCAAATATGTTTGTACCATCTGTGTTGAGTATCTCAAGCTCTACGTGTGTGGTTATGTTTCTAGATGCCGTACCCTTTCTGTGAGCCCATACGTAGAACTTCTCTCCGTTTCTTAAATCACCATCCTCTGTTTTAGTAAAGCCATAACCATTATCATATGTACCCGCATCATGCCAAGGAAGTATTGGCTCTAATGGGTCTCCTGTATAAAAACTACCTGTGTTACCGTCTGGGTTTAGTGGGTCTCTAGTGAAGTTCTCACCAAACGAACCTAAGTCTATAACCTCAGCCTCAAACCATTTCTGTACTGCACTTTTAGTTCCATTTATGGTTAAATCTAGGTCATTGGTATAATCCGCAAAAACCGTAAAAGTATTCTCATACTCAGCGAAGTAGGATATAGAACCCCTAGCCTTAAAGCTAATCTTTATCTTGACCCTAGAACCCCCGTTAAGTTGGTTATCTCCAAAGATTGGGCTTGTGTATGTCTTTGTAGGATACCTTAGGTGTGAACTACCTGAGAATGTCTGAATAGTAGACTCATCATAGGTCATATCAAAACCTACAGGCTTAACCTTCATATATAGACCAGACTCTTCGTCTAGTAAATTAGTAGGGTCATCTGGCTCATCTGGGTCATCTCCTTTTATGAAATCCCTAGGCTGGCTAACTATATCTAGTACCCTTACCTTTATAATATCCTCTACCGCACCACCTAAATCAGATTTAACAATAAGCGAGTCACCCTTGGCTACCTTGCCTACATTAGCACCGTCTAGCTTAATCCATCTATAAAGCCCATCCTCATAGAATAGGTTTGTGTAGATAGTCTGGTACTTGCCTTTATTCTGTTTAAACACAAGCTTATACCTGTCAGCCCATTCTGGTGGCTTGTGGTTTATATCAACTATAATCTTATTCTTAAAAGTAGAGAACTCTTGGTCTACGTATATTGTATTGTCTGGGTCTGTTAGAACTGTAGTAGTCCTACCATCTGCGTCAATGTATATTATACCTACCTCATAGCTCCTATTAGTCTTTACAGAGGAGTCTATAGCTATCTCTTTATAGTAGGCTTCACTACCTGCATTAAACTGGAAGTTGGCGTACACTATATCTGTAGGGTCTGAACCTAAGGGCTCTAAGTCTATCTCGTATGGCACTATAGGTGCTTTTATACTTATTGTTGTAGCAGTGGATGACTGTATGGTAAAACCAGTTATCGCAGGCATGCTTAATATATTATCTGGGGGAGACTCAATATTACTATCTGCTTCAAAACCTGCTGTTATTAGTGTCTCTACAAAGTATATAAAGTCAGGGTCTGCAGCTAGCTCTGCGGCATCTGTATATGATGTGTTAAAAATAAAGTCAAACGAGTCTTCATAAAAACCAGCGTAAGTCTCCTCATCAAGTCTAACTGTTATGGTTATCTTATTATCCCTACTTAGTACATAACCGTTAAGGTCTATGGTTAATAGGTCACCCGTGTAGGTGTTAGTCCCTACAGTTACATCCAAAACCTCTCCTGTTGTATCTATACTACTAAGTGATAGTGAGTAGTCCATAGCTACAGGGTCTCCACTTATATCTGTAAGGTCGTACTGCTCAACATAGTTACCGAAGGCTATCCTTGAGCCCATTAACTCTAAAGCCTTAGCCTTCTTAGGTATGTTATCAAACGTTCTGAATAACTCATCCTGTGGTAGTGCCACAAGAGATTTGTTGTTGGAGAATGTGAAGCTCTCTGTTGCATCATCTGCCCATAACTCCTCAGCCTTGTTAAAACTCTCTATAAGGAAGACAGTGTTAGAACCAGACTCCTTGTAAACCAACTCTACGTCTGTTACCTTGTAGTCTCCTGTGTTGAAGTCAATCTTGACAGCGTTAAAGCTATTAGACATACCCCTGTTCTCCATAGTCTGGTAGTCCATATCGAACTTAGAAGGTGCAAACTGGTAGTTAGTAAATGAAGATAAAGGTGATTTACCACCATCTAAGTGCTTATACCTGTATGCAAAGCTGTAGAACTTATTAACCAACTCATTCTCTTGTGTTGAAGCTGTGTAGGTCAGTGTTACATCTGGTGCATATCTAGGTGCTCTGTTTATTAGTGATATGTCCTGCTCATCAAAGCTGTCTGCTGTATATACATCCTTAGCCCTCTTAATGTTTATAACCCTTGGTGGGTTTAAGTCATCAGTCCATATAAGTAAGTCCCTATCCGAGTCACCATTTATTATCTTTACCACCCCTGTTATAAGGTAGTCCTTACTAAAGTTTAATACACCGTCTGGGTTGGTGGAGTCTAGTAGTATGTTAATGTCAGTAGTCTGAGTATCATACTCCACCACTAAATCTCTAGTGTCAGACGCTACAAACCAGTACACCTTCTGTGCTGCACCATCAGCAAACGACCCTATAGTCTCTGCATTGGTTAAGCCAAGGTCTGTTAACTTCTCGTTACCCTTAACGTTCTCTATAGCTCCTACGTCAGAACCCTCTGTATTAGCCACCCTTATATTTACTGCATCAGGATACTGACCCTTAGGCAGAAGCCTCTCGTCAATATCCGTGTTCATCTTGCTCTGAACAAAAGTGTTCTGTAACTTCATATTGTTAGTCTAATATTAGTATAATTTCTCTAGCGTTTACAATGGTGTATAACTCCTTCTCAACCTTCACGTCGACTCCAGAGCTTATAGGGACGTATATAACATCCCCTACCTTAACATTATCATCACCAGACACTACTACCTGTAAGCTTCTGTACTTCTTATCCTTAGTGGGTACTATTACTCTACCTACCCTCTCTACTACCTCATCTAAGTCTTTGCAACATATGTTGCTGTTTAACATCTTCATACTCTATTTAATTTTAATTACTGTTAAGCCTTGAACCATCTACTAGAACCCTTAAACACCTGTCTTAATTCAGCAGGTCTTATGGTGTTCATCCTTCTCTTACAAATCCTTCTACTGTTGAACCAATCCTTCCTAGCTAAAACCTTAGCGTTAGCAGGGACGTTCTTACGCCTCTCTATTAGCTTCCAGTACATCCAGTTGTATACTGAGTCCTCTGCGAACTTATGTATCTTTAAATCTACCTCTGCTGAGCCCTCACAGCCTGTGTACAGACCGTCTGATATGTACTCCAAGACAACCGTCCTACCGAACACCTCTGACCCAAACTTTATTAGACCGTTATTCTTATCCACCACGTAGCTCCCATTGGAGTATACGTTAGCCATATTCTTATTAGGGTTAAAGGCATCCCCACAGAATGTGTAGGAGTTTGCTGTACCACCCTCACCACCTGCAGCTAATTCTGCTAAGCCCTGTACATCATCCTGTAGTGCACAGCCATCATCATCAAACAGTATCTCGTAGCTGTCACCCTGTAGGTAGTCCCTAGCAATATTGGTGTAGCCGTTAGAAGCCATTGGACGTAGTAGGTTGTCATCACCTAACCACGATATCCTTACGTAGTTTACAAAGTCAGGTGGAAGCGTCACAGTGAGCTGGTCACTAAGCTCTAAGGACATTACCTTAACCTCCTGTATTGAGTCGAAGTAGAGCTCTCTAAAGGCTCTCCTCGCTTGGAATAGTACCTTGTGCCTAGGGATGTTGGATGCAAAATCATCATCGTCTGTAGACATCATGTAGTTGTTTACTATATCCTCTAGTGTTATATACTGATAGCTACCGTGTAAATCTTGGTTCTCGTAGTAGTCTGCTGATGGTATTATATTTACTGGCATCTATATTAGTTTTTTACGTTATCCTTATCCTTCATTAGCTCCGCTATCTTAACCACCTCTGGCTCTCTAAGGTTGATTCCAAAATAGGTAAGCATCCTTAGTATGATGTTGTAGAACTCTGAGGAGTCTAACTCGAAGTCTTGGAATGAAGCATTGTTAGGGTCATACATCTCCTTGCCTATGTTATCCATCAACTGGAGATTGTAAGTCCATTTAGGGTTTAGAGGCTTTCTAATGTACCTAAAATTAACAGAGGTAATAGTAGTAGGGTAGACCTTTAAAGTGCTCCCAAACCACTCGTAAACAGGGTACAGCTCTGTAGGAGCGACCTCTGACCTAGCCATAATAGCTATAGCATTCCTCTCCACCTCATCTATCAAGATACCTGCTGAGGTCGTAACCCCTTGGTCTTCTATTACATACATATCTGATGGTAGGTCTACAAGCCCAGCGGTTACTGTACCGTTAGCTGTTGCAGCAAAAGCACCTATATCCTCCCTATTCTGTAGCGGTAGGTTAGCGTACCCTCTGTTTGTGAACCCCCTATTCTGCAGGTTCTTAAACTCATTAGCGTCCTTGAAGTAGCCACTAAATATCTCATTCTGTACATTGATTGCTATGAGGTTGAACTCCTCTGGTGATATATAGCCTTGGTTCTCTTTGTTGATTATAGTCAACAGCACTTTATAAATCGTGTCTATCATTGTGTGTATTTTAAGTGTTACAAAGATAAGAAAAATTAGGAAGCAATAAAAAACCCCACAATATGAAACTGCAGGGTTAGGTTATATATTTAGAGGTTATTAACTCCTCTTCTTAATCTCTTCAGAGACTAGCATACCTTCATCCGTTGATAGGAAGTCTGCGAAGTGCTCTGTAAGCTCAATACCCCTAGGTGCTGAGACGATTACCTTGCCATCCCTTACCCATACCATGGACTTGTTGTTGCTACTCTTCTTGATGATTGACTCCTTGATTGCTCTAAGAGTAAAGTACTTACGTGTGATGTAGTCGTCCTCAAAGATTGTAACGTTACCATTGTCGTCACAGAAGTAGAACGGGTCTGCCTCTATCTCTTGGTATATACGTCTCTTAAGAGATTTTACCTTCATTATAGACGCACCCTGTACATCATTATCCAGCACCGCTACCACAGCCTCTAACTCATACTCTCCTCCATCCTTTAACGCCTTCTCACGAACAGCGTTGTAGATGTCAATCTTAATCTCATCTAATACTAAATCATTCTCTGCCTCTGCCTCTTCATTAATCTCCTCAAACAATGTCCCACCATTATTTATATTATCTGGGTGGGCGTCTAAGAACTGCTGTGTTATCTGAGACTCACGAGGTATCTCGATACTACCGTGCATAAAGACGATAGGCTCAACATACGCATATTCAGACTGCTTATCTATAAAGATTGACTTCTCGCTAGGACAATGCCTGATAGGAATACTAAGCCCCTGCTCATCATCCCAAACTAAAAGCTTCTTGTTTTTTCCTGTTTTCATTATATAAGCTAGACCAGAACGGTCATCCGCTAATCTGTACTCCTTAGATGTGAGTACCTTCTTTGTTGTAGTCCTTTTAGGGGCTACCTTCTTTGCTACTGCCATTGTATTATATTTAGATTAAATTACTATTGAAATAAATAATAGGGAGAGATTTAAGCCCCTCCCTATTAGTACTATATTACTATACTCCTTCAAATAACATGAAGTTGTTTGCACCTGTAGTACAAAGCATTCTTTCAGATAAGTGATGAACTTTCATTACATCCTCGTCGTCAGTGTAAACCCCACCTACAGTACCTGTTACCCAAGTTTT